TATTCTTTCCTTAATTATTGACATGGCTTTCCAATATTATTTATATCGCCTGTTGATGTAGTATCTATTGTTTCTTGATTTCTTGTAAACCAGACATCAGCAAATGCAGCAAGAGTTACACTATCATTTAAATCAGGCACAACATCAAAAACAATGGATGAGAATAGGTATCTTCGTTTATTTACGAACGGATAATCCACACCAAGACCCGTTATTGGGTCGGTGAAACCCTGTGATAGTATTTCTCTCCAAACAAAATTACCGTTATTATCGATTTTTGTTGCGTAATAAGGAATTGAATTTACTTGGTCATATATTGTTGAGCCACTATTAGCTTTATATAAACTACCACTAAAATACCTCAGTCTTAATGGAATAAGTGGATTATATTTCCATTGTAAATGACTTGGTGATGGAATCTGAAGGGGGACTAAATTCCCTAAAATATTAATATATATTGTAGTAAGTTTAATATAATTTGTTTTTATATAAAATGTTTGTGGTGTGTGTTCCACCTGCAAAAATTGTGTTTTTGCATATTCAATGATATCCGCAGTTTTGTAGTTACTGTTAATCATCACATAATCCCCAACATTTAGCTGTATTGTATCAACAGGGGTTATGGTTTTAGAACCACTGGCACTCCATCTTATTGCATTGAGAGTCTCTTTTGCTGGGTTTTTTATGTATTCGGCATATAGAAATAATTCGGTTAATGGAAAACCAAAATTATCTTGAAGACTTGTTACGTCAACGTCAATATTAAAGTTGAATGCATATTCTTGTTCCCCAAAAACATTATTTGAATAGCCAACTGGATATAATTCAAATTGGTCTGGTGTTGCAACGACTTGAAAATATCTAAGCCATAAAAGAGTGCTACCACCACTGGTCATATGAGTATATCCACTAACTGCAGGTTTTACAAGATAAAAATTAAATGAATTAAGAATATTTTTACTATCTCCACTATATTGAGGGTTAAAAAAGTCTTCAAGATATATATAATTATTACGAAGTCCATTTAGCATTGACATATACTCCATCTTACCATATATACGATAAACTGGATTAGCTTTTCTTTCAGCATCAAAAACCTCAGTCGCACTAAGTACGTTTCTGATGTCGTATTCCATGATTTTATTGGTATTATTACTGAGTTCAACTTTCTCATATGTATCCACATTAACAGAATCAACATTCTGGTAGCTGTTAAGTAATATTTCGACTTTTGTATCCATATACTATAAATACCCTGAAAATATTTTCCATTTTTATTCTAATACAATTCCTAAATCATAAAGAAACTCAATACAATCAGATGTATCGAAACCCTTAAAGAAATAATATCTGGGGTCTTTGGGTCTATCTGGTCTTCCTTCTTCACCACCCCCACCAAATGGACATGGTTCGACCCAATTTCCTTTCCAAGTTGTTGTTGGTGGTGTGGTGTCTCCATTTCGATAATTACCTAATGTTAATCCAGCAACATTTAAATCGGTGAATCCCTTTTTTGTTGTATATGATTTCATTTTAATGATATCTGCGAGAGGTACTTCATAGATATCAGTCCAATTAAAGTCATTTCGAGGATACCAACTCGTATCAAGTTTATTTGCAGCAATTTTCATGTTATTACTGAAAACGAAATATTCATTTCTACCCAAACCATCATCTTTCCATTGAGTATTTAACATTGTATTGGTTCTGACGTTTTTTATCTGACTACGTTTATTCACCATATAACCAACTTGTGGAAAATATATTGAAAGGTTTAACCAATTAGCACCAAATGACACTGCACCATCACTGACCGCCCCATTTGATATCATTCCATATTGGCTGTTATTCCATATATGATAATTACCCGTGATAATCATCCCAATGTTATATCTGTAATCATATTCTGCATTATTTAAATGGTCACCAGTAAGATAACCATTAGTTTTATTAGTACTACTATCGAATTGGTTGTTATCATTACCTTCATTATTTGCAATACATCCAAGAAATCTTGCAAAACCATAAAGTTTCTTGGCTTCAAATTTCATGTATTGATTTCTCCAATTCTCTGCTTTATCATCATCATTATAATCAAAATATTGTTTTGGTTGAGCGTGTTGTGGAAATTTATATCTGAATCTGGCTGGTTTTACCATGTCTTTGGGTTGTTCATCTTCAATATAACCAATACCCACCATTGGTAATTCTTGAACTTCATATTCAAGTGTCACAAAACCTCTGAAAGTAGTGAAAACACCATTTGGGTCATCATATGCCACGGGTGTTTGATTTCCAAAATCATCCGTCACCACTCTGTCTCTATTACAACTAACAAGAAAAACAAAGTCACCAGCACGTGTATAAACTGAATACTGGCTGCGGTCAAGAATCTGCATGTCGTTTTGTGGGTCGGTATTTCCATTATCAATATCGTAATCACTAACCGTAGCTGGGTAATAATATATGGTTTCTTTTATTGTTCCAATTCTTTTTGTTGCGATTGATTGTGCTTCCTCGTCACTCGGACCAGTCCCACTGTGATTGGAAGGATATCCAAAATATAAATCCCTGATTTCCTTTTGTTCAGAACCACTTTCACTTTCAGTACCTCTTAAAACATTAGCACCATCAGTAAACGCACTTCCAAACATAACAAACGTATTGGAGAGCACTGCTCGTATTCTAAAGTCCTGTCTGGTAATACCAATTTCAAAGTTTTCAACATCACCCCAGAAAGGTATGACATCAACACTAATTTCCTGTGTCTCGATATTAGGTAGGTCACCTAAATCCGTACTTGGTTTAATTCGTGTACCTCTGTCAATGAATTGACTTGCAGAGTATCCTAAATTAACCACCATAGATGCGGGATTCATACTATACTCACCAATATCAGTAATATCCACACTAAGATGGACTGTTTGTGTGCCAATAGGTACACCAAAAATCATATAATCACCAGCATTGTTGGTAAGTGCAGTATATTTATAATATTTCTTATATACGGTTAAAAATTCTGAGTTTGTCACAACCTCTTCTTTTATCGGAAAACTACCGAATGCTTGTTTGGGTTCAATTTGTTGTGTTTTTGGGTTGATTCTTGAAACTCGTGGTAATAAATTATATCTTTTGCCTTCAATATTTTTATCTCTTGGTGACTTATATGGATAAATGCTTTTTATCTCACCGTTTTCATAGTCTTCTTCAGCTAATGGAATGAAAATACTTACTTTGGCATTTGGAACACCAATTCCACCATTTGCAAGCACCCTTCCAACCAGAACACCGTAGTCTGCATTAAAATCTCGATATACGTCTTTGGTATCTATTTTCATTGAAAGGAATTCAATAGAATCCGTTTCTTGCTGGAGTCTGACTTTGATATGCGAGTCATTTCCTTCTTGAGTAGGGTCTAAATAAATTCGTTGTGATTTGTTCATAATTAAATGTTTCACATAAATACTAAATTCAAGAAAACCTTACCAATAGAAAAAAATTTTAAAAATTATTAAAAAAAAATTTGCATGAATTTTTCAGAAATTTCATGCAAAAAAATCAAAATTTTTAAAAATCGAAACCAAAAAAAATAAAAAAAGAAAAAATCTGGTTTTATTGACAAGAACTGCAGCACCATAATAATTATGCCTAAACACCTTTTCGATATTTTTTTAGTATTTATTGGAAAGAAACAGCGAAAGCTAATAATAGAAAATAATTATAGAAAATTAAATAAATAAAAACATGGCAGAATTTGTATTTACCTCTCCGGGTGCAAAATTTAAAGAACGTGATTTAACATTCGTGACACGTAACGTAGGCATAACAACATTGGGTCTTGTTGGTGAAACACTCAAGGGACCTGCCTTTGAACCAGTTTTCGTTCAAGACCAAACACAGTTCGCAAGTCGATTTGGTGGACAGAGTGTAAAAAGAATATCAAACGGTAGTAATTCAATACCACAATATCAATTACCTTATGTAGCAAATGCATATCTTGGTGATTCAAATCAACTTTGGGTAACCAGAGTATTGGGTCTAAGTGGATATGATGCGGGAACTGCATGGGCACTTACATTAAGTTCTGGTGTAGACCCATCAACAATTGCAATAAGCGGTGCACCTGTTGTTACAACCGATGTACCATTTACAGATGGTGCATATCTTGGAGTATCTTTAAATGCTACTGGTGATACTGGTGTAAGTTTTGCTGGATTTGATAAGCTTACCACCACATTTACTGGTGTTAGTTATCAATTCGTATGTACTACATATGATTCAATAGAACTTAGTGGAACTTGTACAGTAAGTGCAACAACATTTACAGGTACTGAATATGCTGACTATAAGAATATGGTATTGGCAGTAGTAAGAAGTAGAGGTAGAGTTCAGGATAACGTAAATTTACCGTCATCAACAATCTTTGATACTGTATCACTTACCATTACAGATATTTCATCCCTAACAGGTATCGGTGACCTATTTGGTCAATTTAAATTAACCGCTACAAGTGGTACAACTACTGAATTATATACGGCTTCTTTAAATGCAGATGCAAGTAGCTACTTACCAAACGTAATTGGTTCTGAAGCAAAAGATAAAACAACAATGATTTGGACTGAAGCAGTATATGGTGACCTAATTAAAAAACTTGATAGTGGTGGTGATTCAATACTTAACTATAGTGCAACATCTGGATTCACAAGCTATGGAATTCCTACGGTTTCTCCTTATGGATTTGGTGTAAATGATGAGTTAATCGAGGCTACATCAAGCTTCTTCACAAATTACAAAACACAATTTAAAACCCCTGAAACTCCTTGGGTTGTATCTGAAATTAAAGGTAGTGCAGTAAGTAGACTATTTAAATTTGTTAGCATTTCTGATGGTAACGCAGCAAACCAAGAGATTAAAATCAGTATTACGAACATCAATCCAATTGCATTGGAATTTGATGTTGTTATTCGTGATTTCAACGATACTGACGATAATCCAAATGTGTTAGAGACCTTCACAAGATGTGGATTGGTTAAGGGTAACAACAACTATATTGGACAACGTATTGGTACAACTGATTCTGAATATGACCTTCAAAGCAGTTATGTTATGATTGAAATGGCATCTGATGTTAATCCTACTGATTTCCCTGCAGGATTCGAAGGATACTTATTCAATAATTGGGCATCTTCAGCAACAACAACTGGCGGTGGAGAACCTAATGGCGTTGCACCTAAGATTTTCTACAAGACGGCATATAATGATGACGAAAGAGTTAAAAGGGTATATCTTGGTGTTTCAGAGAATGGATATGATACCACAGGTGTAATTGGAGTGGGAATTAATCAGAATTTCTTTAACTTCAATGGACAATTAAGTACTGGTAGTCACGTGAAAACAAATGGTTTCCACATGGATATTAATGCAAGCGGTGTTACTTCATTTGGCTACGGCTTTGATGCTGGTGCAGGTCCGTTCCAGACAATTAATGACGTTACTGACCCAACTGATACATATTACGACATAAATACAAGAAAATTCACTCTTGTGCCTTCTGGTGGTTTCGATGGCTGGGATGTTAATAGAATTGGACACTCATATGGTGATAACTTCCGTCAAAATGGAATTTATGATGGTGTTAGTCCTAATGGTGCTCCAACTAATGACTTCCAAGCATGGGAAACAGCAATCTATACTTTTGCTAATCCCGAAGAAGTTACAATCAACTTGTTCGCAACCCCATCAATTAACTGGAGTGACCAGAACATCTTGGTTCAGAATACAATTGATATGATTGAGCAACAGAGAACCGATACATTATATGTTATCGATAGTCCTGATGTGAACATCAGCACAACTATTGGTGACGGTGGTAAGGCTGACATTCTTGCAGCGCAAGACATCACAGATTTACTTGATACAGCAGATATTGATTCAAGCTACAGTTGTACATACTTCCCTTGGATTCAGATGCGTGATACTCAAAATAATGTCAATGTTTATATTCCTGCAACTGGTGAGGTTGTAAGGGCAATGGCATTTACAGATAATACTTCATTCCCTTGGTTCGCACCTGCAGGTCTAAACCGTGGTGTAACAAACGCAAGGAAATCTAAGTATAAGCTAAGTCTTGAAGCTCGTGATACTTTATATCAAGGTAGAATTAACCCAATGGCTGACTTTGCCGATGCAGGTACTGCGATTTTCGGACAGAAGACTCTTCAGGTTAAAGAAAGTGCTCTTGACAGAATCAACGTTCGTAGGTTACTACTTCAAATCAAGGTTCTTATTGCTAACATCGCAATTAGACTTGTATTCGAACAGAATGACCAAGCAACAATTGACCAGTTCTTGTCTAAAGCAACTCCTATTCTTGATACTATCAAGAGAGAAAGAGGTTTATATGACTTTAGAATTAAAATGGACGATAGTAATAACACTCCAGAAACTCGTGATAGAAACGAACTTTATGGTGAGATATTCTTGAAACCAACACGTTCACTCGAATTTATCGGCATAACGTTTACAATAACTCCTTCTGGTGCATCATTTGCCGATGTTGGTGCATAATGTAATTTTTAAAACTGGAAAACCCGCATTTTGTGGGTTTTCTTTTTTAAAAGTATTTATATGAAAATAATATGGATTTTAAATTAAGATTTATGGCAAGAAATAAAAAGAGTGTTCTCAACCAAGTGTCTGAAGAACCTAAAAAAGAAATAAAAGAAGAAGTTGTTGAAAGCAAATCAATTGTTATTGATGGCGCATTACTTGCAGCAACACTTTTAAAACCTGTTGAAAAAGTCGAAGTTCTTGAAGAAGAACTGCCTGAAGTAGTTTTTACTAACGAACCAATTGAAATTGACCTTTTAGAAAAAGAATTAGAAGAAGAGTTAGAGACTGAAGAATTAGAAGAAGAGTTAGAAGCTGAATTAGAAGCTGAAGAAGAACAAGTAGAATCTTATGAAGAAAAACTCGCACGATTTTTAAATAATAAAACCTCGTCACCATACAGATTATATTTAAGAACTGGTATTATACCAAAATTATAATTCCTTTTTGATTACACGAGTATTTATTATAAAGCGTAAAAATAAATATAAAACAATTAACAACTAAATAACATGGCAGGAGAAATGATTAGGGGTATCCCATTTAATTACGAACCGAAAAGGGTTAACCGATTCTTTGCAGAATTTGCAGATGAATTGGGTATTGAAGTTTGGAAAGTCCAAAAATTCAAAAGACCTTCAATGAAAATTAATTCGGTACAGATTGACTATATGAACGAACGAAACTATGTTGCAGGTAGATATACTTGGGAGGCAATGTCATTGACATTCCTTGACCCAATCGGTCCGTCAACCTCACAGCAACTTATGGAATGGGTTCGTCTACATGCAGAATCTCTAACTGGTCGTATGGGTTATGCTGCAGGATATAAGAAAAACATTTTATTGAAAGCATTAGACCCAACGGGTATTGAGGTTGAAAAATGGTTCTTGGAACAGTGTATGATTACATCGATTGACTTTGGTGAAAACGATTACGGAACTGATGACCTAACCAACATTACGTTGGAGATTCAACCTTGGAGATGTATTCTTAACTTATAAGAGATACAAACGCAGAAAATTAGAAAGCCACTTAGTTGTGGCTTTTTTTATGCAGCTAATTCTTGGATTCTATTCTCGATTAATTTTTTTATATAAAATTCTCGGTTCTTGGTTTCGATTATTCTATAATTATCATTATTATGACTAAACCAAACAATATACGATTTTCCAAGTTTAATTGGTACATGTTTCTCGATAATCTGTTTATACATTTCAAGCTGCAATGAATAGATTTCCAAATCACAGTCTTCAAGCATGTATAAATCATCACGCAAATGCCTTCCCTTTTCTTCTTCAGTAAAATCTTTATTGGTCTTCCAATCCCAGATTTGAAATTCTTGCATCTTGATATTCCAAAATAGAATATCGAGCATTCCACCAATAAGTGATTCCTTATCGTGAACAATCATTTCGGTTCGAATTGGGATTAATTTACCTTGAATGTCATTATAAAATTTATCAACGTGCTTTTTAGTTATTTCGTACTCTGGTTTAACGGGGTCAAAACCAAATTCATCCAAAATTAGTCGTTCAGGGTAATCATAAATTTTATTTAAGAATAGATTCTCAGCGTAGTCATGAATTGCCGAACCTTTAATAGTGCCCTTTTTATTTATGAATCTCCATGCTCGAAGTATTTCTCTTTGACTTATTTTGTGTTCATTGGCTTTATATTGTGACCAATATTCTTCATTAAATTCTTCTTGATACCTGTGAATCAAAGTGGTAACGCTAATCAACTCCTTGTTATCAACATAATATTTATGAGGTTCATCATAAAATGTTACGTCATTAAAAGCAGTAAATAGCTGATGTGGTATGGGAATATCAATCGTCATAAGGAACAAATGTACGAAAATTTTAATTAGTTACAATGTTTTTTTGTAAAATTGCGTCAAGATTGATTCTTTCTAAGTCATTTATAACAGAGTTCTTATCTGCTGGCATATTAGAATAGCCGTGAATGTGATTTATAAGTGCCTGTCTAAAAATATTTAATGCTTCCACAAGAACATCACCTCTTGCAATTGGGTGTCCTTCGGCAAATATTCTTTCCCTGTCTTTAGCTTCCACACGTGCAGCTTTAAATTGAGGATTTCCACTATGTGAAAGTATTGCTACTTTATCACTCATCATAACAGTGCTGCTATAATATTCCTCGCTGTCACCAGTTGGTTCAAAAACCATGTCAATACTTGCGGGATTCTTGGTGTTTAGCTTTAATATGTTGTCGTTTTCATGCTTACCTGCTCTGATATGGACTTCATTTATACGTAATATAACATCGGTGTTAACTTTACCGACAATTGCTACATCAGTTTTTAACGGATATACCCCAACAGCATCTGGATATGTGCTTGGTGCTTTCTCTGGAATCGTTAATGCAAAGTTTGTTGTTGATTGTGCAGTATAGATTGAGTCAAAACCGATTTTATGTGGTTGTGATATTATACTACCAAGCCAAAATCTGCTTCTTTCTGGATATTTAATGTCTTCAATAAAAATTCTAACCATTTCACCAACTTGTGGATATATGTGAAAGAATTTTGGTAACATCGGATAACACCAAGGCAGGTCATCGTTTCCAGTCTTGTTATCAAAACCCTGAATTCTAACCTTAATTCTTCCACCATCGGTATCGTCTTCAATAGAAGTTACTTCACCATAATATATTGTTCTGGTAATTACATTAGTACTCTCCATTTTATATGGATTCGATGTCTGTATAATTGGTTTATCGTATTGCATTATCTATTAGTTATTTCTTCAATTAATTCGACATATTTTTTTTCTAATTCGTTAATGACCACAATTTTCTCATTGATTTTCTTCTCAAGTTCATCGAGTTCAAAACTATGGTCAATAACTTCCTGTTTTAATGCGTCATGTTTTTCTTTGACATCATTAATCATTTTATTAAGCTCAATCGGTGTGTAATTACTTAATTCTTCCATTATTGTATAACCCCATAACCTTTTGCATAATAGATTGTTGAGCCAAATACAGAGACGGGTCCCGTTGGCGAAATACCTGCTGCGGTGAGTGATATCCCGGGTGGAATTACCACCGAAATAACAGCATCTTGTTGCAGCGCATTTATAATTTCTTCAATCCTAATTCTTTCCATTATTTCATCAGGATTCACAGTTCCTGAAGGTAATACACCCACAGGAAGACCTGCTTCCGATTTTCTGGCAATAATACGTGAAGCTATTTTTGTTGGCGACAAACCACTGCGTCTCGGTACACCAACTAATATGAGTGGTGCAGGGATGGGTGGCGGACCGCCAACTGAAGATAGGTTTAATATTTTATCAAAACCACCAATAATATCTTCAATATTATTATAATCTATTGCCATATTATTATGCTTTTACTTCTTTTAGTTTTTGGATACTTATCCATTTCCAACCTAAAAATAGTCTTGTAGTCATTCTTCTAAACGCATTTGGTTTTGAAGTTGTTGCAAGTTGCGTGCCGTCTTTCGAACCATCGATAAGATAAACACCAACGAACTGTTTGTTTAATTTTTGGTCTACTATCATTTTTTTAATTTATTTATATGCCTGCCAGTTTTGATGACACCAGCGTTTTTATTTGATTTAGATATTGATTTATTTTTTCCCGAACAATTTGTGTTATTATTGGTGTGATGAGCGCAATTAATAATGCGACAATTAAATCGAAAATAAATTTACTCATAAGTCTTATTACATCCTGTATCACACACTTTAAAAATACACTGAACTTCTTCAAATCATCGACAGGGTTTCCAATTTGAACCACATCATTATTAGTAAATGCGCTTGAAATTGCAAGGAGTGCACGTATCTGAGGTGCAGTTGTCATTGTTTCTGAAAGTGTTAATGAAATTGCCTGAATAAGCCTTTTGAAAAATCCATCTTTTATGGTTTCCTGATTCTCATCTGCAATTTCTGGTGTGTTCGCCATGCTCTCATTTATTGTTGCATTAACTGCGTTCCCAACACCATAGGAATCTGTTGAGCCACTTATTTCTGAAATAAGACTTGTCATTCCACTGAGGGGTAGCTGTGCTTCAACAATTCCGCAACCCATATCATAATAAACAACACCATCAACCAATCCCTGTGCCTTTTGTAACAACGCATCGAAATCTTCCTGAGAAATTACAAAGCTATCATCGTCTTCAATTACTTGTTCAATCATTTTACTTACCTGTAGTTCTTGATATATTTGTTCGATTGACTTATCTTGATTTGCGGTTACGCTACCATAAATTGCGTTCATTACGTTTGTCAGAAACACTTTTTTATCAATAATTACAGAATCATTAACAAAATCAGCCATCCAGTCACCAATATTTGAGCCAGATGAACCTGCAGTTGGTTTGAAATTTACTTTATCTGTAACTGCATTATATTTGAGTACCATGTTGTTGCATGTAGTGTCGTTAGCAGTTAGTATTGCGTCATACATTTTCCTATCAAAAGTCTCGCTGTCATCACTATATAACAGACTACCAATATCCGAAGTGGGATTGTCTTGAAATTTACCGAAAACATCAATATCTTTTAAATCTACATTATAGCCACTATTAATAAATTGAGTATTAAGTAATTCACCAGAATTATATTGAACCAATTGCTTGGTTAAAGTCTTTTTGAATTCAGGTTCAACTTCATCAATGAAATCAGTAAATAATTGACCAGTAAGCTCTTTAAGTCCTTCTGACCCAACAAGTGATTTTAAGACATCAAGTTGAAATGGTACGACATCCTTTTTATTGTTTACTGAAGAAAATACATTTGTCCTATCAGGCAATTTTCTCTCCTGTTTTAATGAAGACATTGCACCAATCGAAGTAAAAACACCCTGCTTATTACTACTTATACTCATAGTTTACTTTTTTTCTTTTTCTTTGCGTTCAAGTTCTTCCTGAACAAAATTTAATAGCTCGTTTCTTCTTTCGGGAGTAATATTTTCACCTTCTCCTGATTTCACAGTATCGGTTGCACCACTACCACCAGATTTATTATCATAAACAACTTCTTTTAAGAACTTCAGAAGCATGATTTTCTGGTCAACGTTCTTGGCTTCCAGCGCAATTACTTTAACAATCTGGTCACCAATCGCCTGTATTTCCCCGCCTTCTTTCACTTTGGTTTCCCATTTAGTGAAGAGTCTACTTATTTTTGCTTTTTGATTATGACTATCATCATAAATTTCTTGAAGTAGCTTATTTACACTCTCTTCATCGAATTTTAACTTTTTTCTTGTTGGTCTTGCCATTTTTTATAGTTTTAGTACATATAAATACGAGTTTTTATATTTCCTGATGGTCTTTATGCCAATCGTCAAAACTAATTCTATTCATTTTCTCACGAGCACTCCTTACCCTATCGTCTGCAATCGCACTTCTAATTATAACGCTACAATAGCTAAGACCACTTGGTTTTCGACCACTTGATAATACTACATCTGGATTAAACCTCTGCACATGAATTACCAGATGATAAAGAAAATCTTCTTTAGCTTCTTCATCATCATAACCCTCCCTGTCTGGACGATAACGTTTAATTGTCTTATCAATGAGTTGTTGAAATGGAGAATAAAGATACTTAGTGAATATCTCATTTTTTTCTTTAATATCCACGCAAGAAACATATTTTGCAAGTGCTTCTTCAACTTCAGTTGTCCAAAATTTATTGTTAGTCATCTAAGTAATCTATTTTTTCAATAAAGTAAATTTCTTTAAATGGTTTGATGCCAATTCGAATCTCTTTCGTACTTAAACCAGTCTGTTCTTTTAAAAATAACAATATTTTGTTTTTAGCAAACTTATTAGTTATTCTTTTATTATATTTTCCTTCGGGACTGTCTTCCAAGAATAATAGATGCCAGTTCTTCAGGACATTAACAATTGCATCACCAACAATAACCTCATTTTTCTTCATCCCTTCCTCGGAATTGATTCTACACTCTATCTTATCAATGACATTATTAATTAGTTTTTCGAGTTGATGTTGGTTCTCCAGTTCAAGTTCATACGCATATTCGATATTCTGATTGATTTCATCAATATAGTCATCAAAACTCAAATTAATTTTCTTCTCAGTATAGCTCTTTTTACTATGGTCTTTATAATAATTTCTGATAATAGTCTGGCAATAACTAAATGCCTTGGTTCGATTACCAGACCTTGTAATTTTATCTGGATTGAATTTGACCATGTGTTCAATCAAATGTGTAAGAGCATTGGCTTCAACTTCTTCCATATCATAATTTCCAATATGAATCGGATATCGCCTTAATATGGATTGTATCATCTTCCTGAAGGGTTCGATTAGGATTTCATTATAGATTTTATTCTTTACTTCCAGCGAATCTGAATTAATATAATCTATAACAGCCTGTTCTTCTTTTTCAGCAAAATACGGTGTGGTGTTTTCATTTTGTCTCATTTAAATAGATTCAACATATAAGATTATTTTTAAGAAACAACTTGTTTCTGTAGTCTCGACATGTCAATTGGTCTATCGTTCATGAAATTAGCTTCATTTGTTGCGGTTTCGAACCAGAATTTTCTCTCATTCATTGGCATCGTCTTCAAATAATTATCGAATAAACTATTTTCACGTGTTGCCAAATGCTTATAACCAATTTTTGGCATTGAGTAAATCTTACATGCATTATTTAGTGCTCTTAATAAGAACTCGTACATGAAAGCCAATTTAATATTGGTTTTATAGCCACCAAGATTCTCAAATTCAGATTTCTTAATAACTGCACCACTTAATTTGAAGTCCGTGTATTGTTTCAAGGCGTTTGTATTCAAGTAACCCATTTCACCGTTCTCACCAACAAATTGTTGTGCCCAAACAGTTTCGTTTGTTAATTTAATACCCTGATTTTGTTCATTGACTTCAATCATCATGGTTAGAAACACATCGACCTCTGGATAGCTTTCAACATATTTGCTGGAATTCTTGAAAAATGTATTACTGAATTCGTCATCGAATTCAAGTACCGTGAAATAATCGGTAGTTACTGCTTCAACAGCAAGGTTAACCTGTGCTTGATAGCTGGTATCTCCATAATTTCTTAAATATGTTGGTGTTATTGCGCTTACTGAAGTGATTTGTGGTCTATTCACCAGTTCGTTTTCAGTTGCTGCATCGCATACGATAATTACTTTCGGTGCTTCAACACCTTCTTGTTTTTCAATAGACTGAATTGCTTTTTCTAAATATCCTCCAATCATGTCATTATATTCATGAACTGGAATTATTACTGATATATTCATATTATATGTTTTTAATTTAAATTTATTTTTATTGCGCTACAAACGGTTGTGTTTGTGGTTCATCAGATGGAGTCTGGGGTTCGGTTGCTGGTATTAGTGCAGCTTCCAATAGTTTTACTCTCTGACCTATAAGTTCACCATATATTTCACCTAATCTGGCTTCACTTGCTTCCTGAGTATATTTACTGGCAACAGCTTCCATTGATTCATATAATGCAGGTAAAATACTGTCATCAAGAAACTTAATGAGAATCTCACCAGTTAGTACAGGTAAATCATAATAATTCTCACTCCAAACACCAGCACCTTCAACAACCTTGGTTACTACTCCGTTCTCATCTCTTTCAAGTAGATATTCGGGCATGATGTCTGGTTTCAGACAAATCGGAATAACGCCTGCCTTCATGCATTCAAGTGGGAATGTACCAAAACTCGCAATCCTATCAACCCAAACAGCAGCAAAATTACCTTTCAGTCTTTTTGCAAAGTCAACTCTACGCATTGCCTGTGGTGGTTTACTCTTTGTGAGCATTGGGTCAAATT